TGCTGAACCAGACTTGGCACGGGAATTGCTACGCGCATCATAAAGGAGGGGCCACAGGGGGGGAACACCCCTACGTATGTATTATGCATTGCACCCTCATAAAATCCCCCAGAAATTACCGCGTAGCCCATTGCCAAGCAACTCCCAATTACTCATTCCGGTACTCATTCCGGTATTTACTTTAGCGTAAAACTCCCGACAAGGAAACTATCATGGCAGGTAAACCCACCAACCGTAAGAAAGGGGAAGCAGTTAGTCGTAAATCAGGCTCAGCTTCCAAGCGTACCTCTGGTTCCGCAGTTAAGCGTAACTCAGGGTCAGCATCAGGGCGTAAGTCTGGATCTGCTGTAGAAAGGAAGCAGGGTAAGGCTGTTCAGCGTAGAAAGCGGTGACAGCTTGGGTATTGACGATATACCTACTGGGTGCACCCCCTGCGGAAGCTGGGAACTACAATAGGTGGTATGTCTGTGACCTAGCCCTTGCCCGTACCAGCAAGTTCCTCGTTGACCAAGGCTTGGTACATCATCTGACCTGTACGACCCGTACAATCACTTAGGAGGCCGCATGGCTAAGTTAACCCTAGCAACAATCACCTCAGGCTACAACTTGGCTTCTATCAATGCCAACTTCCAAGCTATAGAGGACTTCATCAATGATAGCGCCTTATCTCGTGATGTTACTGCTGAAGCTAATCAATGCGCTCAGGACATCGACCTGAACAGCAATAAGATCACCAACGTAGCCGATGGCGTAGCAGGAGGCGATGCTGTGAACAAAGCTCAGATGGATGCAGCTATCGCAGCAGGATGATGGATAAAAGTTTAATGAAAGACTCAACTGGGAACCTGATCACACAGGGTCTGTTCCTTGAGTTAGGCTATAAGCCAACAGCGATGTTCACTCTCAAAGACGACGACTATACGTACAAAGGTAAGCTGTACCCGTCACTCAAGAAGATCTACTTTAGTTATAAAGATCCCACGGAGTATATGTTTGCCACTGAGACATTCGTAAACTTTGAGCAGTGGACTCGCATAACCAACAACAAACTCCTGACCGAGACTGTCGATAGCTGGCGGTACGAACTGGAGTTGCTTCTACGATGCGAAGGTATCTACCAAGCAAGGGAAGCCGCCAAGGGCGGTAACTTCCAGGCCAGCAAGTGGATGGCCGACAAAGGCTGGGAGAAACGCTCAGCAGGTCGCCCGTCCAAGGCCGAGGTTCAGAAGCAGGTAGAGTTTGAGGCTAAGGCCAACGACGTTGTATCTGTTGACTTTAAACGATTACTAGGAGACACATGATGGAAACCTTCAAGGATAGCTCTCAGAAAGAGAAAGAGCGGGCTAGGCTTCAAGAGATACGTAAGTATGAGAAGCAGATAGCTGACGACGACAGACGCAAGCAGCGTGAGTTCGAGGCTAAGGAAAGGGCCAACAAGAAGAAGAAGGGATAAGCTATGCAAGATCCATGGTTAGACAAAGCCTTGCGTCAGGTGGCAAGCATGAGCGTAGAAGCTCAGCAGCTACGGACTGCGGCTCAGGATGACCTATGGATGTTTGCTCGGTTGGTCAACCCTGGGTACGTGTACGGGGATGTCCATAAAGAAATCTATCGTTGGCTACAGGAGTATACATTATATGGGATGGAAGCAGAGAACAACAACAAACTTGTCATGCTACCCCGTGCCCACCTCAAGAGCCACGTTGTGGCAACGTGGGCTGCCTGGTGTATCACCAACCACCCTGAAGTTACTATTCTTTATCTTTCTGCTACTAGCGGACTAGCTGAGATACAGCTCTCCGCCATCAAGGATATCATGAAAGGTGATGCCTACCAGCGGTACTGGCCTGAGTACATACATCCCCAAGAGGGGAAGCGTGCTAAGTGGACAGAGACTAAGATCATCATTGACCACCCACGACGCAGGTCAGAGGCAACCCGTGATGCTACGGTAGCCACTGCTGGACTCACCACAGGTACCACAGGGTGGCACGCTGATGTCATCATAGCAGATGACCTTGTGACACCAGAGAACGCATACACCATGGATGGCCGAGCTTCGGTCACCCGTAAGTCCAGCCAGTTCACATCCATTCGTAACCCAGGTGGCTTCACCTTGGCTTGTGGTACACGCTACCACCCGAACGATGTGTATGCTGTCTGGAAGAAGCAGAAGTATAAGGTGTTCGACGAGAACGATGAGCTGATAGACGAGCGCCCAGTGTGGCAGGTTCTGGAGCGGAAGGTAGAGGTTAACAACACATTCCTCTGGCCCCGTACCCAGCGAAGCGACGGTAAGGCGTTTGGCTTCAACAAGAATGAGCTGGCTCGTATCGAGAGTGAGTATGAGGACAGGACACAGTTCCATGCCCAGTACTACAATGACCCGAACGACCCAGAGAGTGAGCGGATAGGCCGAGGCAAGTTCCAGTACTACGACAAGAAGTACTTGGAGCAGATCAACGGCAAGTGGTGCTTTAAGACGAAGGAGCTGAACATCTATGCCTCCATTGACTTTGCATACAGCCTACGTAAGGCCGCTGACTTCACTGCCATCGTGGTCATAGGTATTGACTGCGAGGGCTATATCTACGTTCTGGATATTGACAGGTTCAAGACTGACCGTATCCCAGAGGTGTTCAAGCACATCGTAGATCTCCACAGTAAGTGGGAGTTTAAGAAGCTGAGAGCTGAGGTCACTATAGCCCAGTCCATGATCGTTGAAGACCTGAAGGATAGGGTTAGATCAGAGGGACTGCGTCTAGTCATAGACCCCTACCGCCCACCTACCACCATGCGTAAGGAAGAGCGGATAGCTGCGGCCTTGGAACACAAGTATGAGAACGGAGACATCTGGCATTACAAGGGTGGCTACACAGACGTACTTGAGGATGAGCTAGTCTTGTCCAGACCCCCACACGATGACTTGAAAGATGCCCTGGCATCAGCCGTAGAGATAACTGTGAAGCCTAGAAAGTCTTCGCAGCGTTTGACGGGTGAGAGAAAGGTCGTACCTATTAATTCCAGATTTGGAGGAGTGGCCCGATAATGGCAACTAAACCCGCAGAGTTTGGCACCACCACAACAGGTAGTGCCACAGCGAACAACATAGCAGAGATGTGGTCTCGGTGGTATATAAACCGACAACCCCTGGTAGAAGAATGGAAAGAGCAGAGAGCCTTCCTCTTCGCCACCGACACCACCACCACTAGCCAGGCAGACAACGGTTGGAAGAACTCAACCACACTGCCTAAGCTCACTCAGGTGAGGGACAACCTGCACAGTAACTATCTGTCAGCTCTGTTCCCCAATGATGACTGGCTACGGTGGGAGGCGTACACCAAGGACGCAGCAACCAAGTCGAAGGCCAACGCTATCGAAGCGTACATGTCGAACAAGGTTCGTCAGGGTAAGTTCCGTAAGACTGTAAGCACCCTGCTGTATGATTACATAGACAAGGGCAACTGCTTCGCTACAGTAGAGTTTGTGGCTCGCTACAAGGATCTCGGTGGGGAGCAGGTACCTGACTTCATCGGCCCTAAGATCGTGCGCATAGCTCCAGAAGATATTGTGTTTGACCCAACTGCTAACTCCTTCGAGGAGAGTCCTAAGATCATACGATCTGTGCGCTCTATCGGAGAGATTAAGGAGATGGCCTTAGACAACCCAGACGACGCTTACCTCCAAGAAGCTGTAGCTGGCCTCCTGCACAAAAGGGAGAACGCCAGAGAGAATGGCATAGAAGATAATGACAAAGCCATTGGATACCAACAGGATGGCTTCGGCAACCTGCAAGAGTACTACGCATCAGGTTACGTAGAGTTCCTAGAGTTCATCGGTGACTACCATGACTCCACCACAGGAGACCTGTACCGTAACCGCTGCATCACAGTCATTGATCGTGACATCGTCCTGCGGGATGAGGAGATCAAGAGCTGGCACGGTGCGGCTAACATAGCGCATGCAGGCTGGCGACTGCGTCCAGACAACCTCTGGGCTATGGGGCCACTGGCTAACCTAGTTGGTATGCAGTACCGAATGGATCACTTGGAGAACGCCAAGGCAGATGCTTTTGACCTAGCCATCCACCCGCCACTGAAGATCATTGGCGATGTTGACGAGTTCAACTGGGGGCCAGGGGAAGAGCTTCACATGGAGCCTGGCTCAGACGTACAGGAGATGCAGCGTAACGCAGCATGGGTTGGTCAAGCAGACACAGGCATTGACAGACTTGAATCTCGTATGGAGCAGTTCGCAGGTGCACCCCGTGAAGCGATGGGCATCCGCACACCAGGCGAGAAGACAGCGTTCGAGGTTGCAGAACTTCAGAACGCATCTGGCCGTATCTTCCAAGAGAAGATCACCACCTTTGAAACAGAGGTACTGGAACCAATACTCAACGCTATGCTTGAGTCAGGTCGCCGGAATCTCGACACGAATGATGTCATCCGTACTATGGACGAAGACCTTGGTATCCAAGAGTTCTTGACCATTACACGAGAAGACATTACAGCGAATGGCAAGCTACGCCCTATAGGCGCACGCCACTTTGCGACACAGGCGCAACTGTTACAGAACCTTACACAGCTCATGAATAGCAATCTAGGTGCACAGGTACAACCTCACACCTCAGGTATTGCATTAGCGAAGCTGGTCGAAGATGTTCTGGGGCTGGAACGCCGATCCTTGTTTAAACCCAACGTAGCCGTATTCGAGCAACAGCAGACGCAACGACTAGCAACTCAAGCTCAGGAAGACCTGAGTGCTGAGGATGCCGTAGAAGAGCCTGTCGTCGAGGGCGAGGGAGAGCAAGTATGAAGAAGTCTTGGACAAAGGGGTTAACGCAAGACGCCGCTAAGGACATTGAGAGGGACTATGGTTCCGCTGCAAACTTCCGTGAGCGCATGTGTGCAATCCTCCAAGATAAGATAGAGTCCAGCCTTAAGGCAGGGCGTAGCAAAGATGGGTATGAAAGTCCTAACTGGGCTTACTCCCAAGCCGACCTCTGCGGCTACCACCGCGCTTTAGATGAGGTTATTTCGCTAATCGAAAATGAGAAACAATGATATGTCCGACCAGACAATCTTCGGCGGTGAAGCCGCCCCCGCACCAGTAGCCGACCAAGCCGCTGCTGCACCCGTTGCCAACGATGGCACTGCCGCACTGTTAGCCAGTATTACTGACGACACAGGACGACAGAAGTATGGATCAGTTGAAGAAGCCCTTAAGGGTTTGGGCCATGCCCAGCGACACATCTCTGACTTGACTACCAAAGTTGACGAACGAGAAGCTGCGATCAACAACCTCCAGACAGATCTACAGAGCCGCCAAAGCGTGGCTGACGTAGTTGAAAGCCTTCGGCAACAGAACAGCTATGAGCCTCCCGCACAGAGTCAGCCTGCCCAACCGGCAGCGCAAGGACTCTCTGCTCAGGAAGCAGAGCAACTGTTCAACCAGATGCTGACTGATACTCAGCAGAAAAATGCCCGATCACAGAACGAGCAAGCCGTTCGTTCAGCACTTCAAGAGAAGTTTGGTGATCAGGCAGAGAAGGAGTATGTCAACCGAGCCGCTGCGCTTGGCCTTGATGTCTCTGACTTAAATGCCCTTTCAGGCACTAGCCCCAAAGCTGTGCTGGAGTACTTCGGTACGTCGTCTCAGGCAACATCCCTTGATGTATCTAAAGGTTCGGTAGCCCCGAGCTTGGTGATGCAAGAGGAGAATGCTGACCGACGACTCGAACGAAACGTGGGCAAATCTGTGTTGAGTGGTTCCACCCACCGAGACGTACAGAAAGAGGCCAGGATCGTAAGAGATCTGGTCAATGATGTACTGGAGGCAGGTGGTTCTATCGACGCTCTTACTGATCCCAAAGAGTATATGAGAGTCTTTGGGCCTAAAGACTAATGGAGTTCCACAATGAATAACACTGGAAACACTACGGCTTTTATTGAAAGCCAACAGTACAGTGCGTTTATCCTCCGCAACCTGCACGATGGTATGCTTCCGACTAACTTCTACCGCGATGTCTCTGACTTCGGTAGTGGTGAGACCCTGAACATCAAGACCATCGGTACCGCAACTCTGCAGGAAGTCGAGGAAGATGTACCTTTGGTATACAACCCGATTGACACTGGTACTGTCACCATGAGCATCACCGACTATGTTGGTAGCGCATGGTTCATCTCCGATAAGCTCCGTGAAGACGGCAGCCAGGTCGAGATGATTCAGGCAGAGCACCAAGCTGAAGCAACCCGCGCTGTACAGGAGAACTATGAAACACGGTTCTTCCAAGCATGTAATAGTGCGCAAACCGACGCTGCTGCTAACCTGGTCAACGGTTTCGCACACCGTATCGCATCCGCCGAGACTAGTGATGTAATCTCTCTGTCTCACTTCATCGACATGAAGCTGGCATTCGACAAGGCACAGGTACCTTACGGTAACCGCGTTGCTATCGTTGACCCTGTTGTTGCTTCTACTCTTGACCGCTTGGTCAGCATTACTAAGGACGTTACTCCCTTCGGTGAGAACATCCTGAGCAATGGCTTTGACCGTGATCACGAGTTCCTGATGAACCTGTACGGCTGGAACATCATCACATCTAATCGCCTTGCTAAGGGCGACTTCGGCGATGGTTCTGAGTCTGTGACTGGCGCGGTAGCTAACGTGTTCATGTCTGTAATGGACGACAACACCAAGCCTATCATGTCTGCATGGCGTCGGATGCCCCGCGTTGAAGGCGAGCGTAACAAAGATCGTCGTCGTGACGAGTTTGTTAACACTGCTCGTTTCGGCTTCGGAGCGCAGCGTGCTGATACCTTGGGTATCGTTATCACATCCGCTTCTAACGCTTAAGGAGATCTATTATGAGCACTGAAGTAACTACTATCCGTGGAGTTCGTCAAACCTACGGCACTCGTGAGCCTGGTGGCGCTATCGGAGTTGTAAAGACTGAGGGTATCTCTAACGAGCTTACCGTAGACTTTGACTCTGTCTCGCTGTCCGATGATGCTTTTGCAACCGTCGTAATCCCTGCAGGGTCTATCCCTGTCGCGGCTTATGTCGAGATTACTGAAGCCTTTGTCATGGGCGGAACATCCCCAACCATCTTGGTTGGTACTAGCGGTTCTGAAGCCACTAACGGTTGTGTAATCAGCGAAGCTCTTGGCGAAGCCATCGGCGCTGCTGACATCACAGCAACTCTGGCTGGGACTTGGGACAACGCAGGTCTTGCTGCCGCCACCACTGTTGGTGTAGCTCTGGGTGGAACATCCCCGACTATCACCTCCGTAGGTAAAGGTCGTGTGACTGTTGTCTATAAGAAAGTAGCTGCATAAGCTAACCTGGGGGAGCCTTCGGGTTCCCCCTCTTTTTCCTTGGAGACAACATGACTATTGAACACAATGTATTAACAGACCCAGAATTGCATGAACCCAAGGGCGCAGCCGCTGCGACAGCGGGTCAAGTATACGTAGCAGACGGAGCAGGCTCTGGCTCTTTTGCAGA